GGGACAAGAATGACTGACGAAGAAATACACAACATTTATTTGCACATGAGTGGCAAAGCAGAGGGGTTGGTTGAAGCAAATGGCACGGCTGACTTTCCTGTATTGTTTGCTAGAGCAATCCTTGAGTACGAAGGAATGACAAAAGATGTGCAAAACATGGCATCTAAATCTACTTATAAAGAACAACTAGAAACGAAGGATGAGCCTGTTGCGTGGATGAACAAACACGGTGCTTGTAAGACTTCTTTGTTTAGAGAGGAGGAAGCTGGCGCAAAAGAAGAATACACCATTCCTGTTTACACCCAACCACAACGCACATGGGTAGGACTCAATGATGATGATAAACAAAAATTAGTTGCAGAGCATCACGATTGGGAAAGTTTATATTTTGCGATTCAAGCCAAGCTGAAGGAGAAGAACACATGAAAACCAAAGAAGAGATTAAAGATGAAATCGCAGAGTTATATGGAGCATACATGGCATTAAGCGAAGCTATGGAGCACCTGCACTCTAAGCGTATGGAATCAGCAAAGAAAATGTCTGCCTTAAACCATATGCTCAAAGAAATGGAAGAAGGAGATAAAGAATGAGTGACGGCGGAAAAGGATCAGCACAAAGACCATTCGATCATCAAAAGTTTAGCGAAAACTTTGAAAAGATATTTGGCAAGAAAACCGAATATGTAGGTAAGAAGATCAATGAGTTGGTTGACGAGGAAGTAATGAAGATGGCTAGAGATCAGGATAAGTTTAAAAAGGAAAACAAATGATAGAGATGCAGGAATTACTAAAGGCTCGGATACAAAAGCTTAAGCGTGATTACGAAAAGAAGGGCAAGTTGGAATATTTAATAAGAATAAAAGAGGATAGATCATTACTTCAATACATAAGGAAAAACTATGGAAACATACAGCAAGGAGGATAGGCATTACATAGCAGGGTTTGAAGCTGGTTGCGACTTTATCGTGATGGAAATAGAGCGATGGGGCAAACAGCATAATTTATATGTACAAGACATACTTCACCACTTAAGGACTGGCAATGGCAAGAGTAATACCGTATCAGACGAAAACAGGACTACAAATTGGGATCTACTATGAACCCAAGATTAATCATCACAATCCAGATCAGGACTGGATACAAAAAAGAATGTTAAACGTCAAGCCAGACTGGACGTATCACATTGATAATTTCATTGAGTACGTTCTACTGCTGGCCGGCGGGTATGCAATATTAGGTTTACTTTCAAGGGGATGGTATGAGTGAGAAATATTTTATATCTACGGATCCGAGTGAGAAATATTCGATATCTATGGATTCATTAGAGGCTATTTGCGTGGCCATAGCCAGCGCAAAAGACGAAGACGGCAAGTACATCAAGGTACGTCCAAAGGAAATACTCCAAGAGTGGGCGTTGGAGAAGTTAAGGATTAGGATACCAGGCGATATGCCTGACTATCTTAAAGAATATATTTTAGAAAATTTTGGAGACTAATGTGGAAGATGATGATACAGAAATAGCTGAGTTGCGGGCAAAGGATAGATTTGAGGAGCGTATGTTTTGGGCAAGGATGCACAACCCAGACTGTCGCGATCCAGACCATCCAGGCTGTCCTAATTGCGAGGAAGATGATGATTGAAACAATAAGAACATACCTGGGCAGACCAGGAGCGGAGCGCGGAGAAGTCAGACAAACGTTTGGCACAATCTACCGTTGCAAAAAATGCGGATTAACTTTTGAAACCAAACAGGAAGGAACAGACCATGCAAATAGTCACATTGAAAAAATTAAGAATAGATTGCGGGACGCAGAGCAGAAAGGAGATTGATCAGCCTACAGTAGATAACTATGCGGAGGCTATGCTTGAAGGGCAGGAGTTTCCGCCAGTAAGAGTATTCCATGACGGCATACATTACTACCTGGCAGATGGCTTTCATAGGTACTTTGCAGCCCTCAAAGCAAAGCGGACAGGCATTGAGGCAGAAGTCACAGCAGGAACGCTATCAGAGGCCATTCTGTACGCCGTAGGAGCCAATGACAAGCACGGCAAACCCAGGACAACCGAGGATAAGCGCAACGCAGTAATGATGATGCTCGATAACTTTGAGTGGTCGAGCTGGAGCACGGCAGAGATAGCCAAGCAATGCAACGTATCCCAACCGTTTGTCGCAGGATTACGCAAGGGCAAACAGCCAGAGACTATCAAGTACAAGGATAAGGACGGCGAAGTACAGGAGCGTAAGCGTCCGGCTAAGGTTGAAACCAAAACACCTGAACCAGTAGTTAATGAATCTAAATTAGAAACAGCTAACGAGGCATTAGAGATATTAATCCAGGAAAACCAGTTGTTGACAGATCAGTTGGCCATCAAGAATTCGCCCGATCCAGTCGAAGCAAAAGAGCACATCAAAGACTTGCGCCAACAGATCAAGGACATGGAGATGGAGTTGAAGGCGGTAAAGCTGAGCCGGGATCAGTATCAGAATGAGAACGATGAGCTTCGCAAGCAAATCAAATGGCTAGAGAAAAAGATTAAGAAGCTCGAAACGGAGATCATATGAATAAAAGACTAACACCAACAACACAACTCAGATGGGTAGATAAAAAATATTATTACTACGATTCTTACGACAGTCAAAATCAAACCATAACCGTGCTTGAGCAGTGGCATCAAAACGAAGTGCTGACAGAGACACATGGTTGGCAACCAGTTGAGGGCGGCGAGTGGAAAGAGGTAAAGAAGGAAAAGAACACATGAAAATAAAAAAAGAAGATGGGTATGAATATAAAACGTATGACATGGCACGGTTTCATATACCTGAAGGTTTATATTCAATTGAAGATGTTGAAAAGATGCTTGTACATATGAAAAAAACAAAACAAAAAACAGAAGCATATCTTGCAAAAACATTAGAGCCAACTAAGGAGAAGAACACATGACTAAAGAAGTAATGAAACAAACGCTTGAGAAAATTGCAAATGTAAATGCAATGGATTACGAGTATCAGCGCTGGGCAAGAGAAGCCTTAGAAGAAGCATTAAAGCAAGATCAATTTTCACATTTAAACAATAAAGTTTTATTGCAATACCCAAAGGAAGATGTTGAATGGCAAAAACAACAAATGGAATATGCACAACAATTAAAAGTAAACCCAATAAACAAAGAACAAGATAAGCCTGTGGCGGAGTTTAAAAGCCCTAGTCAACGATGGGAAGATGGCAACGACCATGACCCACGGTCAGAGGAATTATACAAATTCATTGCTGATACAGACTTTGAGCACTGTGGAGATAGTTTCTGTTTCAAAAGTGGAGGCGATGGGGACAATGGAGAAACGCTAATGTTTATACTAGATTGTTGGTTTGATTCCACACCACAAACTAAAGAATGGGTAGGGTTAACAGATGCAGTCCGTTATCAATGGCTCAGAAATGAATTTGCACATGGTCGTGAAACTTATTTAGCCGAGGGGATACCCAGCGGTGAATATTTGGATAAATATATTGATGAGCAACTAATAAAAAAGGAAAAGAACACATGAATGAAAAAGAAACACACGAATGCACGGCTTGCTGTCCGACTTGTTATGCCTGTATATGGGATATGGTAGGTCAGCAAAAAGAATGGGTAGGGTTAACTGATGAGGAAATTGAACAGATATACATGGACACTTTGAATTTTCAACAGAACGCAAGGGCTTTAGAAGCTAAATTAAAGGAAAAAAATGGATACTGAAACACACAAATGCACGGCTTGTTCATGCGACTATACGGATGATGAGGGTGGTGTACAAGGCTATTTCGGCATCATGCTCATGTCATTCTGCCCTACTTGCTTGAGTTCGATATTTGACATGGTGGATCAGCTTAATCCGAAGGAATGGTTAGGTTTGGATGGCTCTGACTGGAACGACTTCAACCCATTGAAATCAAACGATCCTCACCGGGTTGCAGAATGGGTAGAGAAAATATTAAAGGAGAGAAATGGTTTTTAAGCCAAGCCGGGGGCTTTGTCCCGGTAGTGGAGAATTAAATGTTACAACTAAGAGATTATCAGAGTGCCACACTTGAGGCGCTACGGAAGGGGTTTGCCCAAGGCCATAGGACGCAGATACTATACGCACCAACTGGCGCGGGCAAGACAGAGATGGCTATCGCACTATTAGATGCCACAAAAAAGAAGCTAAACAAAGCAGCGATGATCTTAGACCGGATCGTCTTATGCAATCAAACCAGTACTAGGCTAGACAAATACAAGATAGATCACGGTGTAATGCAGTCAGGCCATTGGCGTTATCGTCCCTATGAGCGTATCCAGGTATGCTCAGCGCAGACTTTAGAGCGCAGGAAAGATATGCCAGATTTACAGTTGCTAATCGTAGATGAGGCGCATCAAACCCGGCAACAGACAGTAGAGTTCATTAAAAATAATCCTGGCGTCAGGGTTATAGGACTTACAGCCACACCTTTTACAAAAGGCCTGGGCAACATCTATCAAAACGTTATATCCACAGTCACAACCAAACAGTTGGTTGACGATAAGGTTCTTGTGCCTTTGCGCGTATTCATAGCCAAAGAGATAGATATGGAGGGCGCAAAGAAAGTAGCAGGCGAGTGGTCACAAGCAGAATCTACTAGCCGAGGGATGAAGATTACTGGTGACATCGTGGCCGAGTGGATTAAAAAGACGCACGAGATATTTGGCGGGCCAAAAAAGACGGTTATCTTTTGTTCTGGAGTAGAGCACGGCGCAGATTTATCTAAGAAGTTCGCAGAGCAGGGATATAACTTTGTCTCTATTAGTTACCGAGATGATGATGAGTTCAAGGAAGATGTAATTAGAAACTTTTCCAAGCCGGACACAGAGATACACGGACTTATAGCTACAGATATTCTTACCAAGGGATTTGATTGCTCAGATGTAATGATTGGTGTATCAGCCAGGCCATTCTCTAAGTCACTATCCTCACACATTCAGCAGATGGGGCGCGTTATGCGTGGCCATGAGGGCAAAGAGTTTGCAGTCTGGCTAGATCATTCGGGTAACTATTTGCGGTTTAGAAAAGAGTGGGAGGAAGTTTATTCGGACGGTGTCCATGAGTTGGATGACGGCAGGGAGAAGGCAAAGAAAGAACCAACCAAGGAGCAGAAAGAAGCCAGCAAATGTCCTAAATGCGGGGCGATGTGGACTGGCGGAGATACTTGTCACCATTGTGGATTTGTAAAGGAAAAGAAAAATAAGATTTCATCCGTGGCCGGGGAGATGGAGGAGTTGTCCGGCACTATGGGCGAGACTTCAAAGCAGGATTTCTGGTACATGATGCAGTATTACAAACGATACAACGGATGGTCTGACGGGCGAATGGCGCACACTTATAAAGAAAAATTTGGGGTATGGCCAAGAGGATTGGATACATCCAGGGCGATAGAACCCAACGGTGAAGTAAGGAAATTCGTAGACAGAAAACTCAGGGCTTACATAATGAAGATTAAAAAGGGAGGAATTAAATGATTAAAAGACTACCAATTTATAACCAGATGCTAAACACAAGCACGGCATTACCACAAAGCGCATTCATTGAGCGGTTAAAAATATCTCCGGCCACTTTCAAGCGGGATATAACAATACTTCGCAAGGAGTTTGATGTGCCAGTTGTATATTCAATTTGGGATAAGGGATATTATTTGGCGGATAGAAAAGTATTTGATTGCATATTTGGCAAGGATAAGAGCTATGGACTTCGTTAATTTTGCAAGGGCGCACGGCATACTTTTAGATACTATTCCCCCATTGGGTAGGTGGGCGCGGTATCCAACAGAGGATCACCCAAAGAAAAAGAATGGTGCAGTCAAGTACATGGGTAACTATGGCCTGGTACAGAATCATGCGACAGAGACTGAAATATCTGTATGGAAGCCGGAAACCACAGTCGGTATTAACTTAACTCAGATGGCCAGGGAAGCCAAGGCAGTACACGATAAGACGTTACAACAACAGAAACAGGCGGGACAAAAGGCGGTCTGGATTCTCAATCAATGCGAGTCATTACACCATCCTTACCTGGATGCCAAAGGGTTCAAGGACGAGGAGGGAATGGTCTGGAATAAAGACGGGAAAAAGATTTTAGTCATACCGATGAGGATAGACGGCGCGTTGGTTGGCTGCCAGTTGATAGACGAGCAGGGCAATAAGAAGTTTCTATTCGGTCAACGCACGGCCAATGCGTCATTTATATTCGATAACAAGGGAACTAATATTCTTTGCGAAGGGTACGCTACGGCACTATCAATTAGAAAAGTATTGAAGTCGTTTAAATATCGGTACAAGATATATGTTTGTTTCTCGGCTAGCAATATGATTAAAGTAGCAAAGCAGTTAAAGTCTGGGTTTGTGGTTGCGGATAATGATGCGTCACTAACAGGCGAAAAAACAGCCAAGGAAATTGGATTTCCATATTGGATTTCCGATGTCCTTGGCTATGATTTTAACGATCATCATATGGCTAACGGTATTTTTGCTAGCGGTTCGTCACTACTCCGATCATTGAATATCAAGTGAATTTAATCGGTTGCTGACGTACAGATTGTGTTCGCTCAGGTGGGAGAGGGCATTGAGGTGGGCTAAGGCCTCCATTCCAATGTCCAACACCTCATCTGATTTCCCCATATAGTCTGCGCTAGCCGTCACTATTCCAGAGGGTTGTTGAACGATATACAGGACAAATATCGCTTTGTCTTTTACTGGGGGTATCAGCTCAATAGCCATATGCCAAGCCCTATTAGAAGTAGAGCTACGATTATAGCTACCGCAATATCTACGATTATCCAGTTCGTTACTATTCCATCATTATCCATTTCGCTCCTCCAGGGTGATTTTCTGTGCTGTTCCGGTCGTGGATTCGTCTGGTTCAAGCGCGAATGTAACAGTTTTAAACACTTTTAGATCGTCTACCTGGTCAAGCCAGGCCACAAAATCCTCTGGGTGTAGTGCGTAAGTTTTGAGCCAAGTGTCTAGTTGGATGCGTTGATAGTTCATAGTTGCTCGCCTAAATTTATATCTACCCGGTCGGACAGCTCATCTACCATTGTTACCGGGCGCAGTTCTTGGTTATTAAATGTATATACCTGTTTGGTTATATCATCCACTTTTAAAAGCTCTTGAATTAGTTCTGCTACTGTCATACTTCACCCCCACAACTTTCATAACCGCGTAATACGTCCTGGGCATCGTTTAATATTAGTTTTTGCTCATCCGTGCCACCACCTTTTTCCTGCAAAATTAGCCAGAGTAGGCTCAATGCTTTGCTTATGTCTTGGTAATCTTTTTGTGTCATGCTAAGGCCTCCGCGTTGTAAATAAATTCCATTGAAAAATCAAATGGATCATCGTAACAAGTCTGATTATTTGGCGCGTTATAAACCGAAACAGTCATAAGGCCATCTCTTTCCTGGTCAAAAAAATTGAGCGTATGCTCGTCCAAGTTAAACCACCAATCTCCCTCCTGGATTATTTCGTCCTTGTATGCGTTCCAAACAAGAGTAATTGCCCGTTCTAAATTGTCTGTATTCATTGTTGTTCCCTTTGATTTTCTAATGCGTAGTCAATAGTTGCCCAGTTGATACCCTGCTCGGCATCGTGACAATCCGCAACCTCCTTCATGGCCTGAATGATTTGTTCCTGGGTTAGCGTCAACCCCAGATCAGTAGCCCTCATTTCAAAATCATCTATCCACCAATCCGACCTCACTATTGGTTGTCCATCTTCAATAATAAATTTAGCCATTATTCATTCTCCTTATAAACTTCTTTTACTCCGGTAATAGCGACAATGATCTCGTCACAATTCGGGTCTACTTTCAAATCTTCACAAATCAATTCCCAGTCATTCGAGAGAATCCCTGGGTCAAGTCTTAGCCACGCGCCTTTTTTAAGAACTGTATAACCCGCTTCTTTTAGTTCGTTTTCTGTAATCATTATTTAATCTCCTCTATATCAATCAATTCAAAATGATCGCCTTCTACTATGTCATCGTTGTTAAATAGAATTTCTCCTTTTGATATTTCATCTTTTAATTCTTGCTCACTATTCGCTCGTACTTCTTTCCAGTAATAAACTGTTTCACTAGCTCTGATAATAAATTTTTTCATTTTGTGTTTCCTTTCGTTACTATTCCAAAATTAAATAAACAAGTTCGTCCGCATCAAACGTGCACAGCTTTGCGCTTTTCCCCAATCCATTTAACCAGTCGGCACTATTCCCGCAAACTTTTTCAAATTTCTCTTGAGTGTTTGGGTCATAAAATATTTGACCCACTTCTAAATCTTCAAATTTAATCTTCATTTTTTAGCTCCTTTTCTATATGTCTGCCACTAATCAATGCCTCTCCATCTTCTAGCAGTTCCTCAATGGCTGTATAAACCCATTTATTCGGGTCTGCATCGTCTTGTAATTCAAGTTCTATTTCAATCTTCCATCTTTTCATTTTGTGTTTCCTTTCGTTACTATTCCATTATTGAAATGCGAGCCGTTTTTCTATGCGCCCGCGCTTTACTCGGGCAAATGCTCTCGCGCCCTGGTAGCTATCAAATTTCTTGTGCTCCAAATAATCTCCAACAATCGGGCACTTTTCCATGTAGTAGACAATCCACATTTTTTAATTCCTTTTTCGTTACTATTCCAAAATTACCAGGGCGAACCCTGGCGCGAAAATGCCCAGGATTTCTCCTGGGTGTAATGCTTTAGTATTCTTCGCAGTAGTCCTCTAAGCTCGTTAAAAGCCCGTCGAAGTCCTCGGATGCTCCCAGGATTGATGCGAGCGAGTAGACAATCAGGCGGTCGTACTCTTCGCACAAGCTCTCCAAGTATGCCTTGCGGTCTTTGAATCCGTTTAGTTGGTACTCGTTCAGTTCTAAAGTTTCCATTGTTTTAGTTCCTTTTAGTTGATTGAATTGAGCCGTTAAAAGCTCCCACAATCCGCGCTTGCGCGTGGACTGTGAGCGCGTCTATCGTCTGGCCTCTGCGCGTCCCTGGTCGATCAATCTGCGCGCCTCCTGGCGGTCGCTGATGTGTTCCGATTCGATCATTAAGCGCAAAATGTCGGCCTGGATACGTCCGCGCTCGAAGTCGAAGCCGGCTTGTATGTAGTCGCGTTCGGTGTGGTTCATTGTTTGGCCTCCTTAATTACTTGGTACATATTCCACCCGCAGGTGATAACCTCCGAGCCGTTTTTAATTAGCTCTGCGATCATGGAGCGGTCAAAATCGTGCCATCCTTCCCAGGTTGCCGGGTGTCTGCATACTTCGCCCCATCCGTTGCGTTCGTGTTTTTCATGGTAGGCAATAATTAAATTATTCATAGTTTGGCTTTAGTTAAAATAAGCGCGAGCGATAGCGCGGGGAAATTCACGGCAGGCAAGCTGTCTAATACTGTCCGCGCTTTTTGAATCCTCGCGCCAATAGTTCCAGAGCGCCCGAGCGCATACGCAAGCGACTGCCTTTCTGTATTCGGTCGGAAAGTATTGGCCTACACAATAGGACACTTTAACAATGCCGTCATCAGTCGCGGAAATAGTTAAGCGCCCCGAAAATGCTTCTTTAGAGGCCTCGATTATTTCCTGTGCGCTGATGCCTGAGAGTTCAAGCCGACGAAGTAGTGTGCGGGCATGGTTTAGGTCTTTGGTTATGTTCCTGGATTCTGCGCGGTATGTTGCCCGGCCTTCGCTATCGTCCCAACTTCTAATGTAGTCGCGGGGTTCTAGTCCTGGGCGTTTGTTGGCGAAGCTATAAAGCGCGTCAATTATTTGTTGTTTCATGGTTTAAGCTCCTTTGATTTGGTTGAGTATTTGTTGAATTTTCTCTGTAACCTGGTCTGCGTCCTCTGGCTCGGCCTCCGGGTCTGTGAGTAGTTCTAGGGTTTCGATCAATGCGAAGTACATGGCGGGCGCGAAGCTCTCCAAGTGTTTCATCTTAAGGGCGGGAGTAGCTCCAAATAAATCTCCGGTAGTGTCTACCTGGGGAGCGCTTGGCGAGTGCGTAAGCGTAAAAGCTCCGGCCTCGATTTCTATCTGGTTCATTGTGTAGCCTCCTGGGTTTGAAAATATAAGCGCACTTCGTAGCAGTCCGCGTGCAGTTCGGAAATGTCGCATTGTTTAAAATCTGGTTCTTCGCTAATAACGTCAAAATGCCCGGATACCGGGAGCGAGTCAATAAAAACGTTTAGCTCGGCTTCCTCCTGGTCGTTTAGCCCGGAGTAGTCTCCGTTGATGAGCGCGGGCAAATAATGGCCGGCCAAGTGATAGGTGTAGTGGTCGAATTTCATAATTAAGCCTTTTCTATGCTGATAGTTAGCCGGTCGGATAGTTTCCCAATATAAAGCGTTCCAATATTGGAATAAATGCGACAGTAAACGCGCCTCCACTTTCCTAAATATTGAATTTTGTACTGTGTAGGGATGCGCGAACCATAGCCGGAGCGCGTGGCCTGAAGTCCTAAAAGTTGCCAAGCGAGCGGTTCTGATTTGGCAGGGGCGGAGACGGTTAGAAAACAATCTTTCGTGCCGTCCGGCCTTAAATTGTTGGTGTGAATGTATGCCTTCATAATTAAGCCCTTGCGAGTAAGTAAAAGAAAACCGGGCAAAGGAAGGCGGAAAGCATACCGAGCGCGAGCAGGGTATTAGAGGCAAGCTCCTCACGTTTAATCTTTCTTTCGTATGCCTCGCGCAGTTGTTGGCGGTCGAGCGCGTAATGGTTAGAGACTCGGAACAGTGCTAGCCCCAGGTCATAGCCCTCATTCATTCTGAGGCTAATATCTTTTAATGCGGTTCTTGGTATGTGGTTCATTGTGTAAGCTCCTTAGAAGTACCCTAGAGGGTGGTTGGTTTCATCAAATACGCGAATAGCAACAAGTTTCTTAGAGTTGTTGACGTTTTCTACTTTGTAAGTCCATCCCTCCGTCTCGTCCGCGGTGCACTGTGAGCAAATGCGCTCGGCCTGGTCTCGAGTGAAATAGGTTTGAGGGGTTTCAGTTGATAGAGTTAGCATTTTTTAAGCTCCTAAGTTATTGGGGAACAAGTCCCCAAGGGTTCAAACGGTTGTCGGCTCGCGGAATAGTGCTAGCTCATCCGGACTCATAAAGCGTTGGAATAGCTCGGCAAATCCCTGCTCTAATTTGCGAGCATTGTTTGTGTCCGCGCAGTAGTAAGCCCGGGCGATAGCAGTAGCAAAGCTCCCTGCGTTCGCGCGTTCCATGCGGTTCGCTGAACGTCTAAAAGCCTCTGATTGTTTGATCTGTAATAATTGTTCGTTGGTCATGGTGTAAGCTCCTTAGTAGTTAATGCAATAACCTATTGCATAACGTGATCTTAAAGTATTGCGTTTACCTTGTAAATTGAATTGTTTCTATGCAAAATTGAAAGTCGATAGCTTTTATCTATTGCATACAATCCCGGCTCATGCAATATTAAAGCGGGCGATTGTCTCGCCTGGTTGCAGTTCTGGTTGTGTTCTGGTATGATCGCGCCCATTATTAACAGCGAAGCGGAGCAGTTTAAATGCCTAGAGCAACAATAAAGGAGGAGATTAAAAACAATCCGTTTGTGGATGTGCTCGGAGGCCTGGGTAAAGGATTAACACCGAAACAAAAGAGATTTGCTGAAGAGATAGTCAAAGGAGAGACAGGCTCGGGAGCATATCGCAGGGCTTATAGTGCGAAGGCAAAGCCAAATACTGCGAAGGTCGAAGCGTCAAAGCTCAGATCAAACCCGAACATAGCCCAAACCATAGAGGCTATAAACCGGGCGAATGAAGTGATGAAATATCAAACCGCGGAAGGCCTGCGCTCCTTGGCCGTCTCTACGCTGGTCGATGTGCTCACAAACCCCGAGACTTCCCAGGCGGTTAAGGTTCAATGCGCCCGCACCATTGGCACAATGACGGAGGTAAGTCTCTTCACGCACAGGACAGAGAGCAAGGTTATACACTCAAGCGAGGATATAAAGGCCAAGATATTAAAAGAGATTAGCTCTTTAGTGAATAGCTCGGCAGAAGATGTAATTGCCCGCGATGCCGACTCATTACTCAACGAACTAACCGCGCCACAATTAACAGAGCACACGCAGAGCGCGAACGAGCAGGAGCAGGAGGCCGGGGAAAGTTTCCAGGACGCGCAGACCCACCCCGCCCCGACCCCCACTTCAGCTCAGACGGAGTCACTAGCACCCACGCATACTATTCCAGACCCTCAATCACTATCTAAAAATATTCCACACCCACCCTCCAAAAACAATGATGACCCCCTCGGTCTTAAATCAGCATAGTCAAAAAAAATATATAAAAAAATGCAGGACTATAGGACTGAAGAATGCAGGACTATAGGACTGAGGAGCAAAGCAATGGATCCAGTTAGTAAGTATTTAGAATTAATGGAACGCAAGAGAGAGCGTTTAATTAGAACTATTTTAGGGGGTCACACTAAACGTTTCATGTGCCACCCCACTAAAGTATTAAATACTAAGATGATTGCAAAACGAAAGGATCTAAATTACGAACAGTGTTTAGAACTTAAGATGACAAAAAACCAAGCAAACGTATTTATATTTATAGATGAGTATTGGAAGATGAGGGGATATGGGCCGACTGTGAGAGAGGTGATGGAGCACAGGAAGAGTAAGAGTTTGGGGAGTACGCACGAGATAATAGATCGGCTGGTTAAGCTTGGGGTGTTAAAGAAGATGAAGGGGATGGATAGGAGTGTGCGGCCGGTGTATATAAATTTTAGGAATTTAGATGTCCCAGATTGAAGAGTTGTTGTCTCGCTTGCCGGCTACCGAGCAAGAGAAGTTTTTAAAACAAATGACGGAGTACAAGGACGCGCTTCAAAGGGAAAAGTGTCAGCAGAGCTTTTTGGATTATGTGAAATATATGTGGCCGGGGTTTGTGCACGGCAGACACCACGCTGTGATGGCTAAAAAATTTGAAGAGGTTGTACATGGGGATTGTAAGCGTCTTATTATCAATATGGCTCCTCGGCATACTAAGTCTGAGTTTGCATCTTACCTTTTGCCTAGTTGGTTCCTTGGTAACTATCCTGATAAGAAAGTTATCCAGTCGAGTAACACTGCCGATTTGGCTGTTGGATTTGGTAGAAAGGTTCGTAATTTGGTGGATAGCGAGCAATACGATTCTATCTTTCCTGGTATTGCTTTGGCTGCTGATAGTAAGGCCGCTGGTAAATGGAACACCAATGCTGGGGGTGAATATATAGCAATTGGTGTGGGCGGTACGATGACGGGTAAAGGCGCGGACTTAATGATTATTGATGACCCTCACTCTGAGCAGGAGGCGAGGTTAGCCCAAGGGGATCCGACTGTATTTGACTCTGTGTTTGAATGGTATACATCTGGCCCGCGTCAGCGTCTGCAACCTGGTGGTCGGATTGTGATTGTGATGACACGGTGGAGTGACAAGGACTTAACTGGCAAAATTTTGCGTAACGCCTCCGGCGAGGACTGGGAGGTTATTGAGTTACCGGCGATCATGCCGTCTGGTAATCCGCTATGGCCTGAGTTTTGGCCGCTTAAAGAATTGTCCGCTGTTAAAGAAGAGATTGGGATATACAAGTGGAACGCCCAGTATCAGCAGCAGCCAACTGGTGAAGAGGGCGCGATTATTAAGCGGGAATCGTGGAGAAGGTGGAAGAGTGATATGCCGCCGCCTTGTGATTTTATTATTCAGAGTTGGGATACTGCGTTTACAAAATCGGAGCGGGCGGATTATTCTGCGTGTACGACCTGGGGTGTTTTTAGTTTAAACGAAGACCCGACTGATAAACATATTATTCTCCTTGATGCATATAGAGATAAGCTGGAATTTCCTGCACTCAAGAAAGCTGCGCTGGAAGGATATAAAGAATGGCAGCCCGATGCGTTTATTGTTGAGGCAAAAGCAGCTGGTGCTCCGCTTGTGTTTGAATTAAGATCTATGGGAATACCGGTTAGCGAGTACACTCCTACCCGTGGAAATGACAAATTTGTGCGGCTTAATAGTGTGGCCGATTTGTTTAATTCAGGGAAAGTATGGGCGCCAGATAAACGGTGGGCGGATGATTTAATTGAAGAGATGGCCAGGTTCCCTAATGCGGAACATGATGACTATGTGGATAGCTCAAGCCAGGCGTTGATTAGATTTAGGCAGGGTGGGTTTTTAAGATTACCCAGTGATGAGGAAGAAGAACCTCAATACTGGAAAAGGCGTAGAGCTTATTATTAAGGAATGATATGTTGAAATTCATAGATAATATTTTATTAAAAATAATTGCTTGGCTTTATTTAAAGCACACAATTATTTCTTTGAAAATTCAAGTTAAACAACTAAAGAGTGCTCGCCCATATCCTGCGCCAGATTTGTCTTATGTAGAAAGTAGTTTAAAAGAGTTTGGCGTGTCTTATGAAGAAATGAAAAAAACTCATTCTTTATCAAGAGTAATTTAAGGATTTAATATGTTAGATAAAGCATTGTATTCAAACGTTCCGCAACTCAATACGGTTGAACCGGATATAGAGATTGAAGTTGAAAATCCAGAGGCCGTGCACGTTGGCATTGGCGGGATTGAAATTGACTTAGATCCAAAACATGAACACGAAGGATCGGAAGATTTTTACGCTAACTTGGCTGAAGACATGGATGAAGGCGAGCTTCAGTCTTTGGCTCAAAAGTTGATGGAAGAAGTGGATGCGGATGTTCATTCCCGTAAGGACTGGGCTGAAACATATGTCAAAGGTCTTGAAGTATTGGGGATGAAATATGAAGAAAGAACGGAACCTTGGAACGGAGCTTGTGGTGTTTTCAGCACGGTGCTTACAGAAGCTGGGATTAGGTTCCAAGCAGAAACGATTACTGAAACGTTTCCTGCGGCTGGCCCGGTAAAAACGGAAATCATGGGGGCGATAGACCGCCTCAAGATGGAAGCATCGCAAAGAGTTCAGAATCACATGAACTATTATCTGGTAGAGAAGATGCCAGAGTACCGTCCTGAACATGAAAGGCTTTTACTTAACTTAGGTCTTATTGGATCAGCGTTTAAAAAGCTTTATCCAGATCAAAATCTTGGTAGACCAGTAGCCATGTATGTTGGCGCAGAAGATTTGATCATGCCATATGGGTCTAGCGGTGTAATGCACTGCGAGCGCGTCACACATATGATGCGTAAGACCAAAAATGAAATCAAAAAATTACAAGTAAGTGGTTTTTATAGGGAGGTTGAGCTGGGTGAACCCATGCATATACCGACTGACATTGAGAAAAAGAAGGCTGACGAAGCTGGATACTCAATTACGGATGACGATAGATACCATTTGGCCGAGATCCATGTGGATTATGTGATGCCGGGTGATGAAGATGAGAACGAAATAGCCCTTCCTTATGTTATTACGATTGAAAGAGGGTCGAATAAAGTACTTTCTATCCGTAGAAACTGGGAACAAGGGGATAAAAAGCACCTTAAAAGGCAACATTTTGTTCAATATACCTATATTCCTGGTTTTGGAGCCTACGGATTTGGTCTTATTCACTTAATTGGTGGTTATGCTAGAGCCGGTACGATGATTATTCGTCAATTGGTGGACGCTGGATCACTGGCCAACCTGCCCGGCGGTCTAAAAGCTCGCGGATTGCGCGTAAAAGGTGACGATACCCCGATTGCACCGGGCGAATTCAGGGATGTTGACGTTCCTGGGGGTTCAATTAAGGACAACATAATGACGTTGCCTTATAAAGAACCCAGTTCTGTACTCAGTGGATTACTTGCCACGATTACTGACGAGGCAAGAAAGCTTGGCGCAATATCTGACATGAATATCAGTGATATGTCAGCAAATGCACCGGTCGGAACTACGCTTGCTCTATTAGAGAGACAGCTTAAGACCATGAGTGCGGTACAAGCTAGGGTTCATTACTCTATGAAGCAGGAATTCAAACTGCTCAAGCCAATGATCCGTGACTTTGCACCGATGGATTATGAATACGATCCTGAGAAAGCAGATAAAAGCGCGAAGCAAAGTGATTACGACATGGTTGAAGTTATACCAGTCAGTGATCCCAATAGTTCTACGATGGCGCAAAGGCTTATGCAGTATCAGGCTGCAATGCAGATGGCACAGCAAGCGCCCCAGATTTATAACTTACCCAAGTTACACAGACAGATGTTAGATGTAATTGGAATACCTAATGCCGAGGATATTGTTCCTACTGAAGACGATCAAAAACCAAGAGACCCAATATCAGAGAACATGGCTTTCTTAAAAGGAAAACCAACCAAGGCGTTTATGTACCAGGATCACGATGCACATATTGCGGTTCACCAGGCAATGATGCAAGATCCTTTACTCCAGGCGCAGATTGGTCAAAGTCCTATGGGGCAACAGATGGGCGCAGCCATCATGGCGCATATATCTGAGCACTTGGCATTCCAGTATAGGAATAAGATCCAGCAACAACTGGGTGCTACGTTACCTGCTCCAGATGAAGATATGCCACAAGAGCTTGAAGTTCAAATTTCTCAGCTCACGGCTCAGGCAGCTCAGCAAGTTTTACAGCAGAGTAAAGGTCAAGCCGCGCAACAGCAAGCACAGCAACAAGCACAAGATCCTCTGGTTCAAATGCAACAAGCTGAATTGCAAATTGCTCAGATGGAAGCGCAGACTAAGGCTAAGAAAGTTGATGGCGATCTAGCTATTAAACAGCAAGAGTTGCAGATCAAAGCTCAGCAAGCCCAACAAAAAGCCGGGCCTAATCCAGCGATTGAAGAGCAAAAAAAGATTGCTGAAGCCCAGCAAAACTTAATGCACAACCAGCAACAACACGCGCTTGATTTGCAAATGTTGCAAGAACAACACGCACAACGCATGGAGCAAGATCAGCAGATGGCAAAGATCAGGGAGGCCCAAGAAATGCAACGCATGACGCTGGCTGAGGAAACGGCTAAGAGGATGAACGATATCCGTGAGAAACAGGCTGAGCAACAGGCTAAAGCTCAGAACGTTAGAAAACAAGAGCCTAAAAAGGGTGAATGATGGAACACAAAATACTTGAACATCTATTGGTAAAGATCAAGCAGATTGAAGACCAATATGCAATTGCATTGGCTGGTAAAAGTGCCAGAGACTATGCCGAGTATTCTGAAATGTGCGGTGTCTTCAAGGGCTTGTCCCTTTGCAAAGGAGAGATAGACACCATGATGCAGCGTTTCAAAGAAGACGAAAACAACGAATAACCCGGCGAACCGATATGGCGGGGGTGTATCGGTAAGCTTTTTTATAGCCCCCTGCGGAGGAAAACTATGAACTTTGATGTTCAAGCCGTAGACTTGTCTGGAATTCTTAACAAGAAGGCCGAAGATAAAGCAACGCAACTTCCCGAACCTAAAACGTTTCATTTGCTAACGGTACTGCCGGAAGTAGATGAAAAATTTGAAGGCGAAGGAGAGTTAATTAAATCATCACAAACCATGCATTTTGAAGAGGTACTGACACCGGTACTGTTCGTCATAAAGATGGGGCCTGATGCATACAAAGATACAACCAGATTTCCATCTGGGCCATCATGCAAAGAAGGTGACTTTGTAATAGTTCGCCCCAACTCTGGTACGCGAATCAAAATACACGGCAAAGAATTCCGCTTGATCAAAGACGATCAAGTTGAAGCCACTGTGCAAGATCCTCGCGGTATTCAACGAGCAGCATAAGGAAACAACATGGCAACTGAACAAAGAGAATTTAAATTCCCAGATGAAGTAGAGGACAAAATTGAAGTTGAGGAAGCTCCTGAACTTGAAATTGTTGACGATACTCCTGAGCCAGATCGTGGACGCAAGCCCGCCGATGAACCGCCAAAAGAGTTTTCCGATGATGAATTGGAAACTTACAACGACTCCGTAAAGAAGCGGATTAAACACTTTACCAAGGGATATCACGATGAGCGCCGTGCTAAAGAAGCGGCATACCGTGAGCGCGAGGAAGCATTAAAGCTGGCGCAGTCCGTAGTAGAGGAGAATAAAAAACTCAAAGGTTCCCTGAATCAAGGGCAAACTGCTTTGCTGGAACAGGCAAAGAAAGTGGTTGAAAATGAGCTTCAGTCCGCTAAGAATAAGTACAAAGCTGCTTATGAAATGGGGGACTCTGATGCTCTGGCTGAAGCACAAAGTGAACTAACTGCCGTGACAATTAAGGCAAGAGAGTTACATAATTTCAAGCCAGCCCCTTTACAAGAGGAAAGAAATGAGGTACAAACGCAGGTAACGCAACCAGCGCAGCTAGACCGAAAGGCGGAGGCCTGGAAAGATAAGAATCCTTGGTTCGGGCAAAATCGGCGCATGACCAGTTATGCGCTTGCCATACACGAGGAACTCACGCAAGATGAGCGATTAAATCCATCGAGCGAAGAGTACTACCGAAGAATTGATTCCGAAATGCGTACTAGGTTCCCAGATGCTTTTGAAAGCGACACTGAAGTGGATGCATCTCCTCCACCCCAGAAAAAGTCGATAGTTGCACCTGCGTCTAGGAGTACAGCGTCTAAAAAAATCGTACTTACTACAAGTCAGGTAAACATCGCCAAGCGGCTTGGTGTCTCATTAGAGGACTATGCCCGTCAGGTTGCTAAACAAAGATCAGGAGCTTAATCATGTCAGAACAAAATCGTAAACCCAGAGAAACAGAAACCCGTGCAATAAGTCAAAGACCTGATGCATGGAGGCCGCCAGAGCAATTGCCAATGCCTGACCCCCGTCCTGGATGGGAGCACAGATACATTCGCATTAGCATGGCGGGAAGTGCTGATCCTAAGAATATTTCTATGCGTTTGCGCGAAGGTTATGAGCCTTGCAAGGCAGAGGATTATCCTGAGTTGATGATGCACGAAGTTAATGATGGTAGATTTAAAGGTGGCATTGAAGTAGGTGGACTGTTGTTATGCAGAATTCCAGCCGAGTTTGTTAAGCAAGCGTCAGATTACTACGCTAAGCAAAACCAAGCTCAGATGGAATCCGTTGACAATAGTTTCATGCGTAATAGTGATCCAAGGATGCCTCTGTTTAAAGACAGACGTTCCGAGGTGACATTCGGTAAATCTTAATTTTAGGAGTCCTTAAATGGCATATCCAACTGTCTCGGCCCCATACGGGTTCAAGCCGGTCAATCTGATCGGTGGACAGGTATTTTCTGGTTCTACTAGAAACCTACCTATCCAATACAACTACGGTACAAACTTGTACTACGGCGATATCGTTAAATTGGCTCGTGGCTTCGTTGTGCAATCTACCATTACCACAAGTACTGGTGTAAGCACATGGGGTACAGACGCACCAACAGACAATATCGTTGGTATTTTTCTTGGCTGTTCTTATACAGACCCAGTGTCCAAGCAAAAGCGTTACAGCCAATACTGGCCCGCTAACACTTTAGCTGGTGATGCAGTTGCTATCGTTGCTGATGATCCTGATCAAGTTTTCCGTGTAGTAGCTTTGGCTTCTGGCGGTACTCTTGCTTCTGGTTCTTTGGCTTTGATTGGTCAAGATGTAGCTATCAACCGTTCATGGTCAGCTGGTGTAGGTAACGTTAATACAGGTGATTCATACATCGGTGTTACATCTCCCGCATCATTGACAACTACGGCTGCTGTGCCAATGCGTGTTTTGAACGTTGTTCCTGATACCGTTGTGCCACTAGGTACTACTACTTATACCAGCATTTCTTCTACGACTATTACCTGCGCTGCAATTCCAAATGCATTGCCAGTTGGTACTGATCTTGGAACTCTTGCTGCTAACGGTCAATACATTTCCTCTGGTAGCTTTGTTGCATCAGCAGCAACGGCCGGTGCGACATCTATTTCCGTAAACGTAGCACCAAACCCAGCAATGGTCGCATCTTCAACCTTAGTATTTAACCAATACCCAGAGTTACTCGTTAAGTTTAACTTCGGCGTACACGGTTACTACTACCCAGTTACAGTTTAAGGAGTAACATAAATGGCTATTTCACGCGCACAACTGCTTAAAGAGTTACTTCCTGGACTGAACGCATTGTTCGGATTAGAGTATGCCCGTTATGGGGAAGAGCATAAAGAGATCTACGAAACAGAGACATCTGAGCGTAGCTTTGAAGAAGAGACCAAGTTATCCGGTTTCTCTGCTGCACCAGTCAAGAACGAAGGCTCAGCCATCGCTTATGACAATGCACAAGAGGCATGGACAACTCGCTATAACCACGAGACTATTGCTCTTGGATTTTCAATCACTGAAGAGGCGATTGAAGATAACCTGTACGACAGCTTGTCTGCTCGTTACACCAAGGGCTTGGCTCGTGCAATGGCTTACACCAAACAAGTTAAAGCCGCAGCTCCTTTGAACAACGGTTTCAACTCTGCATATGTTGGTGGTGACGGCGTTTCTTTGTTTAACTCTGCTCACCCATTGGTGAACGGCGGTACAAACAGCAACAGCCCATCTACTCCTGCTGACTTGAATGAGACTTCTCTTGAGAATGCCGTCATTCAAATCGCTGCATGGACAGATGAGCGTGGTCTTTTGATCGCTGCTAAGCCCAAGAAATTGATTGTTCCACCTGCACTACAGTTCGTTGCAACTCGTTTGCTCGAAACTAAACTGCGCGTTGGTACAAACAACAACGACATTAATGCTATCGAGAACAATGGTTCTATCCCAGAAGGATACACAATCAATCACTTCTTGACAGCGCCTAATGCTTGGTTCTTGTTAACCGATGTACCTAACGGTATGAAGCACTTCGAAAGAACCCCATTGCAAAATTCAATGGACGGGGATTTTGATACAGGGAACGTTCGCTACAAGAGTAGAGAGCGTTATTCATTCGGGTGGTCTGATCCTCTCGGTATTTACGGAACTTATTGATTTCATTAAAGAAATTAATATTTTCAAAGGGGCTTCGGCCCCTTTTTCTTTGTGTTATAATTTCCAGTATCGTATAACAGGAGTTGATATGGAATACCCAAATAACAGATTGGAAGCAAAGAAAACGGGCGCTACTCATTACTTTACCGGACAGCCATGCAGTCGTGGTCATATAGCGCTACGCAAAACCAAAGGCACTTGCGTTGAATGCATGAAGGAAGACTGGAAGATTGATAATGAGAAAAGAAAAGAAAAGCCAAAGTCTGAGGCGGCAAAAGAAGCTGGTCGCAGGTATTACGAAAAAAATAAAGAAGCGGTAAAGGCTAGGGCTAATGCCAGACCTAAAGAAGAAGTTAACCAATACAAGAAAAAATATAAACAGGAAAATCCAGAGCTATACAAAGCGTTGGTTAGCGTTCGTAAAAGGCGGCATAGAAATGCTACTCCGGCTTGGATCACGGCAGAGCAAAAGCTGGCTATGCGTGAGATGTATTTACAGGCCCAGAAGTTAACTAAGATTACTGGCGAAAGATATGTGGTGGATCACATCATTCCATTGATCTCGCCGGACGTTTGCGGCCTCCATGTGCCGTGGAATTTAAGAGTCATTACGCAGGAAGAAAATCTTAAAAAGTCAAACAAACTTCTTGATTAATTTTTGATTTCGTGTATTATCTACGCATCTGGGAATTCAACCTTGTTGCCAGCCCGCCCAGGGGTCACGATGCAACGATTAACAAGGTAACTTTTGCATAAGGAAACTTATTATGGGACGCAGTACCTTTGAAGGGCCAGTGCTATCTGGCGATAATAGATTTGGCCCTCTTCGTGACGTTGGTTACGCAGAATTAATTCAAAGCTGTTATATTGATTTATCTAATACAACTCCTGGCACAGCTAACTACGGCGGTAACTCTGGAACTTTTGCTTGGAGCAATGGTATTCCTAATACAGCCGGTGTAATTTATACACCTAGCTCTACATTCAGCACATCAGGCCCAACAACAACTACTCCTGCTACCGATACATCTACACAGGTTTATCGTGGTGCGGTAATGTATTTGCCAATCAATTCTCAGATCGTTGACATTATTGTTGACTATCCAGTTGCAATTACTGGTGAGTCTGGTGCAACATTGAGCAACACATCTGTGTTTGTTTCTAATGCGTTAACAGCAGCAGCTGGAACACCTACATACGCAACAGCAGTAATTTCTTCAAGCACTGGTGTTGGTACAGCAGGTCGTTTGACTACTACTTACACAGCAACAAACTTGGCAAACCTAACAGCTACAACTTCTGATATTCAGAACCCACAAGTTGGAACACAGCCTAGTTTCTTCTCACAATTAGTTTGGACGCTATCTATTACTGGTACAAGCGTAGCAGCACCTACAGGTGGACAGCTCGTATTTACCGTTCGTTATAGACAAGCCGATAACAACATTGGTAACTCCACAACTTACCCATACGGTAACTTTGACTAATAGCTAGGGGGGCATGTCCCCCCTTTCTTTAATCTAATAGGGGTAAGTATGAGTATGAATTTGCGGAATTTCTTTTCTGGTGCAGCAGGTAACGGTTCTGCTACACAAATTCCATCACCAGGCATTCAAACAGGTGCTATGGGGGTACAGACTCCAAGTACAGCTTGGTATGGTATTGATGGATCGGCACAGGTAACCCTACCCCAACGTTTGCGTGACGTATTGGGTAAAATGGAAGTTAGCCAAGCTCAAAATATTTATGAAGCCGACTTTGAGTACGGCACTCAGCCACTGCGCTGGGAAAACTTTATTCAAAACGTTTCTGGCAACGCCAGTATTGCACAAAACCCAGGTCTTGGTGGTGTCACTATGACTATTGGTGGCGCTAATTCTCCAGGTGACATTACGATTCGTCAGTCTCGTCCATACCATCGCTACCAGCCTGGTAAGACAATGTACATGGCGTCTAACGTTAATTTCGGTGGCGCTGCTACTGGGCAATTCCAACGTGTTGGTATCTTTGATGATTCCAACGGCATATTTATTATGCAGAACAACCCGACAGCAACTAACCCTTTTGGAATGTACTGTGTAATTCGTTCTGACTCAGGTGGTACACCAGTCGATACCGTGTTTGACATGAGTGTATGGAACGGTAATCAAAATATTATTAACTCCCTTAACTGGAACGCTGTCCAAATGGTTTGGATGGAATACGCATGGTACGGTGCGGGCGCTTTGCGTTGGGGCGTAACTATTAACGGTGAGCCTTGGATTCTTCACCAAGTAGGTGCAGGTAATGCAACTATTAACGGAACACTTCAAGTTAAACCTTGGAGCCGTACAGGTAACTTGCCAGTCCGTTACGAACAAAGAAACGCAACCACAGGCGCATCATCTGTGATGACTCACTACGGCGTGTCAGTGCTTATTGAAGGCGGTCGTGACCCACAACGTGGTTTTACTTATTCATATGGTAATGACGCAGTAACACAGAACCAAACGGTTCCTGCAAGTTCTAAACGCTACCCAGCAATGTCTTTCCGCATGAAGCCAATGGGTACAAATTTATTTGACCAAACTTATGCTGCGGTATCAAGCGGTACACAAACATCACTTACGATTGGTAGTTCTGGCGCAGTTGGGGGATCAGCCACTATAAGCTCAGTTGTTGGACAAGGTAATGGTGGTAATGCTTTAATTACTTTCAGCGGTACGCATGGATACCCTGTTACAGTTACGGCTCAAAACCAACCCGCACAGTACATCACACTAAGTTCGTTTACACAAAACGGTATCGCTACTGCTTACACTATCTCTGGTGCAGTGCTTACAGTTACAACGGTTTCAGCTAATACATACTTCAATAACGGTCAAATTTTGACTGGTACAGGTATTACAGGTTCACCTACAATTGTTAATCAATTAACTGCAACTAACTCAGCATCCGCTACACCTACATTTGTTGGTTTGGGCGCTGTAGGTACAAGTACTATTTTGTTATCTTCTGGTAATAATATTAGCGCAGGTATGATTGTGTCTGGTACAGGCGTGCCTGCGGGTACTATTGTTAACTTTATCCAAGGTGCAACAGTTGCCTTAAGCAACGTTCTGACTGCTCAAGCTGCCGGTACTTACAACTTCAATATTGCTGGCGCTGCCGGTACATATACAGTTAGTAGCGCATCCGCTATTGCAGGAGCTACAGGCAACATTACTGGTACAACAACTTACCCAGCCGCAACATATTTGATTCAGCAAGTTAATACAACAACTACGTTGACTATTCAGATTGTTAACTATCCATTCTTGGGGAGAGCAGCAACAACTCCAACTGCAACGTATTGGGGTGTTAATCAGTTTGTTGGTAAGTTTATTTATTATCAAGCTAGTTTGCCATCCATTACTGGTTGGTCTGGGCTTGCTAGTACAACTATTGCGGGTCTTACACAGTACTATGCCACTATAACGTTTTCTACACCACATTACTTGAATATCAATGATCAGATCACTGTGTCTGGCGTAACGGTTTCAAGCGGTACAAATGCGTATAACGGCATATTTACAATTAACTCTTTACCTTCTTCCAATACGGCAGTAGTGTATTTTGGTAATATTTCACCAACAGCAACGACAAATATTACAGCAAACGGCGCAGCTACTGCCCCGTACACTGGGCGTATTATGTCTAACACAGTTAGCACACTTACGTTCCAAGATGTTGTGACAGGTAACCCCTTGAACAATGCCCCAGCGTCAGGTAATAGCTATCAAATTGGTTTGATTGACCGTGGTCAGTTACTGCCAACAACACTGTTGATTAATTCTTCAGCAACTTGCTTGGTTGAGTTGATCGCGTCTACACCGACTAACCAAACTACTTTAGTTGGCGCAAACTTCGTTGCTCTGAATACTTTGGGTTCATACAACTCGTTTGCTCAGCAGGATTTAAGCGCTACTGAATTGTCTGGTGGTGAGGTCGTTTACGCGTTCTCTACTGCTAACAACGGTTTGCAGCAGCTTGATCTAAGTAACTTCTTCCCAGTGCTCACCAACATTAGAGGTAACGTACCCGATATTTTGACGATAGCGGTTACTACTTCTGCTGGTGCAACGATGCAAGTAAACGTAGTCTGTCAAGAGGCAATGGCTTAATGAAGACACCAGCTTGGCAGCGAAAAGAGGGGAAAAACCCGGCTGGTGGTCTGAACTCCAAAGGGAGAGAATCCGCCAAGAAGCAAGGAATGAACCTCAAGCCTCCTCAACCAGAGGGTGGCTCAAGGAAAGATTCTTTCTGCGCGAGGATGGAAGGATTAAAGAAGAAATTGACCGGATCAGAGACAGCAAACGACCCGGAAAGCAGAGTAAATAAGAGCTTAAGAAAATGGAAGTGTTAAATGGATGCAATGGTTGTTTGGAACGGTGTTTTATCTCTATTGATAGGGATAATTGGGTTCTTTTTAAAAGAGAAGTTTGCAGAAGTCAAAAGACTTGATATTCTGTTAAACAAAACCAGAGAGGAGATTGCTCGTGAGTACGTCACCAATGCAGAAGTTAATCGAATTACAGACCACATTGATCAACGCTTTAACAGGCTTGAAGAAAAGATTGATCTCCTTATTCGCCAAAAAGGCTGATGATGCCAAGTAGCAGTAAGAAACAACATGACTTTATGGAAGCAATAGCCCATAATAAGGCTTTTGCAAAGAAGGTGCACGTTCCACAATCCGTGGGGCGTGATTTTGCGGAAGCCGATAAAGGCAAACATTTTAAAAGAGGTGGCGATATGGCAATGAATCCTAAAGCGGCTATGGCAATGGCTGCATTAATGAAAGCTGGACGTAACCGTCCTAAATTTATGGCTGCCCCAGCAGCTCCAGCTCCTATGGCTGCTCCTATGGGCGCTCCTGGAATGGCGCATGGTGGTTTAACAAAGGCTCATCACAAACACTTAGCTCATCACCACTTGGCGATGGCTGAGCACCATATGCATATGCATGGTGGTACAACAGAACCCCATTCAAAAGACATGGGCGAAAAGGCTATGAAGCACGGCGGAGCAGCTAAAAAGCATCATTATGCTAAAGGCGGCGCTATTGGCGTAGCTGAGAGCAAAGCATCTGGCGGCAAGAAAGAAATGAAAGAAGAATCCAGAGAAATGAAATCTGGTTTATCTAGCATTGAAAAGGGCGAAGGTAAACGCGCTCATGGCGAACACGGTATTCAGCAAAAAGGTCATACTCGTGCGATGATGCCTAAAATGAAGGGCAATGATATTGGTAATGGCCCAATCGTTAATGCTAAAAAGCATGGCGGTAAGATTCATCATAAGAAATAAGGATCAAACATGAAACACGATCACGCTCCCATTATGGAACACGGCGAAGCTCCCCATGAGCATGAGCACAAGCACATGGTTCATCATCTCAAAGAGCATGAGGTTGAGGGTCATAAGCATCATCACCACCACTACGGCGAACACGCTGCTGGTCACACTAAGCACCATGAGGCTGTTGAGCATTTGCACAAGCATCAAGCTCACATGAAGCATGGCGGTAAAGCCTGTTAAGGAGTAATCATGGCTGAGAAATGGATTCAACACGCCATCAAAAAAGCTGGCGCATTACGCGAGCAGCTTGGCGTTCCTGAAGGAAAAAAGATTCCAGCCAAGAAATTAGCTAAAGCGGCAAAAGCTCCAGGTAAACTGGGGCAACGTGCTCGCTTGGCTCAGACTCTTAAGGGGATGCACAAATGATGGCAAGCCGCGGTATGGGGGATATTAATGCTTCCAAAATGCCAAAAGGAAAGATTAAAAAACGCCGTGATGATACTGACTTTGAGCAGTTTAAGAAGGGCGGAATGGCTAATCATCCTGGTCTTTATGCCAATATCCATGCTAAGCAAGAGAGGATAGCAGCAGGTTCTGGTAAGCATATGCGTAAGCCAGGCTCTAAAGGTGCTCCATCAAAGGCAGACTTTATTAAATCCGCTAAAACAAGGAAAAAGAAATGATTCAGATTAGCAACGAAGATGCATTATTTATTCTTGATGAATTAAACAAAAGAGCAGAGCATCAAATGGCTGCTTATAACGGCATTGATCCTGATCTTCAAGGAGTAATTAATGATTTGGATGCACAACTCAATCCAATTCAAAATGCGCCTAAAGAAGTTACGCAGGAGAAGGTAGATGAAGAAGTTACTGCCGTGGATGATAGTGCTGATAATACTGACACTACCGTGGATGCTGACGAATCTGTTGCAGATACATCTGTCGAACAAGCCTCATCTGCTGTAGAACAGCCTAATGCATAATGTCCATAAATATCGGAACCACTACCGGAACAACCAGCTTTGACCTAGACTTTGCTGAGATAGCAGAAGAAGCGTGGGAGAGAGCTGGTAGGGAGATGCGTTCCGGTTACGATTTGCGTACTGCTCGCAGATCGATGAACTTAATGACCATCGAGTGGCAAAACCGTGGCATTAATATGTGGACTATAGACCAGGGTACGATTACTCTTACGCCTGGTTTAAATACTTATGCGTTGCCCACTGATACGATTGATTTGTTGGATCATGTGATCCGCACCAATGCTAACAGCACCTCTAATCAATCTGACCTAACTATCACTCGTATCAGTGTATCAACCTATGCGACTATCCCCAACAAACTAACCCAGGCTAGACCTATTCAGGTATGGGTTCAGAGATTGTCCGGAGAAACGTCTACAACAACAATTCAAGTGGCAGCAGCAGTATCATCTACGGCTACCACAATAACGCTTTCTAGCACGGTAGGATTGGCTGCAAATGGCTATATCCAGCTTGGCTCTACAAGCGGTGAGATTATTTACTATTCATACATTTCAGGTAATACCTTACAGAATTGCTTTAGGGCACAAGCGAACACCACGGCTCAGTCTTATGTACTGGGTGCTGCGGTCTATGTTCCTAAACTACCAGCAGTAACTGTATGGCCAACACCCGATGCATCTACACCCTATGTCTTTGCTTACTGGCGCTTACGGCGTGTACAGGACGCGGGCGCAGGCCCGAATGTCCAAGACATGAATTTCAGGTTTTTGCCGGCCGTGGCTGCTGGGTTAGCCTACCACATAGCTATGAAAGTCCCAGAATTAGTTCAGCGAGTACAGATGTTAAAGCAAGCTTATGATGAGCAGTTTGATATTGCTGCTGGCGAGGATAGAGAGAAGGCGGCTATTCGGTTTGTGCCAAGACAGCAATTCTTGGGTGGTGGTGGCGGAGCTTATTGATGGGCAATAGGTTCGCTTCTGGCAAATTTTCCATTGCTGAATGCGATAGATGCGGTCAGAGGTACAAGCTTAGCCAACTCAAGATGGAGGTCATCAAGACCAAGCTGTATCAGCTAAAGGTTTGTCCTGAGTGTTGGGATCCAGATCAGCCACAGCTTCAATTGGGTATGTATCCAGTTGATGATCCTCAAGCTGTTCGCCAGCCAAGGCCGGACTTAAGTTATGTTGCATCTGGACTTGATGGCCTGGGATTTCCATCTGGTGGATCAAGGGATATTCAGTGGGGTTGGAACCCGATAGGCGGGTCAAGTCAGTTTGATTCTGTACTGACTCCTAATAATTTAGTTACCACAAATCAGGTGGGCACGGTTACAATTTCTACTACCTAAAGGAGCGGTTATGAAGAAAGCAGAAGTTAAAAAGATTGCAGATAAAGAAGCTGCAAAAGAAGTGCACAAGCACGAAAGCCATATGCATAAAGGTAAGAAACCTACTAAGCTTGCAAAGGGCGGTCTTGCTGGTGTTAACCAAGATAGCATGAAGTCTATGGGTCGTAATTTGGCTAGGGCTGGCTATCAGCGCGGAGGTTAATATGCAAGTCATTAAACCAACAAAAAAGAATAGCCCTGCTATTGTTAAAGCTAAAGGTAAATACAACGGCCCTGCTGTTGAATACCAAAAGCCACACACAATGAAGGATAAACCAGTAACGCCTACAAGCATTGATTCTGATAGCGATTTGCCCGATCATATCGGTCTTGATGTAAAGATGCCTACTCGTAAGAACTGGACTCCTTTAAACGGAACAGTTTCTATTGGTAACAATCACGAAGTCAAAACATCTGGTGAAGAAACCAGAGGTAATGGCGCAGCTGAGCGCGGCAGAATTGCCAGAGGCCCAATGGCATGAACTATAGTCAGCTCGTTAATGAGGTCAACTCGTATTTGGAATATACATTCCCTACGGTTGACATCAATACATTCATACAGCAAGCGGAACAAAGAGTATTTAACTCTGTGCAGTTTCCTTCTTTGCGTAAGAATGTAACGGGCGTATTGACTGCTGGTAACTCATACTTGTCTTGTCCTAATGATTTTTTAGCTCCTTATTCATTGGCGGTATATTCAAGTGTTAGTACCACGGCTACTGGAACATCTGGCACAAATACCATTACTGTTGCATCTGCTACAAATATCTTTGCCGGTCAAAACGTAAGCGGAACAGGTATTGGTGTTCAGTGTAAAGTGCTTAGCGTATCTGGAACAACAGTTACTTTGTCTCAGTACAACATTGCTGCGGTATCTGGAACGGTTGTTTTTCAAACAGATTATTTGTATTTACTGAATAAAGACGTTAACTTTATTCGTGAGTGTTATCCAACATCAAGCTATCAGAGCTTGCCTAGACACTATGCGTTATTTGGCCCTCAAAGCTCTGCGCCTTTATATCTTAGCTTTATGCTTGGGCCGACTCCTGATCAATCTTATGCGGCTGAGTTACATTACTTTTTCTATCCAGATAGTATTGTTCAGGCTCCGATTACTGCTTTGGGTACTATATCTAGTGGAGGAACGGGATATGTCTCTGGCACATATTACAACGTTCCTTTGTCTGGGGGTACTGGTTCTTATGCTTATGCTACGATTATTGTGACCGCTGGAGTAGTTACATCAGCTACTATCGCATCTGGTGGAACAGGATATGTTGTTGGTGATTCTTTGACTGTATCCAATACTTATCTCGGTGGATCAGGATCAGGATTTGCCGTACCAGTTTTAACAATTACTAACGCAGCGGGACAATCTTGGCTTGGTAATAACTTTGATTCTGTACTTTTATACGGCACTTTGGTTGAGGCATATACCTACCAAAAGGGCGATAAAGATTTAATTGCCTTTTACGATAACAAGTACAAGGAAGCATTAGCCATTGCAAAACGCCTTGGAGATGGTATGGATCGTCAAGATGCGTACCGCTCTGGTCAAATTAGGATTCAACCCGTACCATGAGCATAGTCCAAGGTCAGACCACAAGCTTTAAATACCAGCTATTCAATGGCGGGGTATTTAATCTTGCAACAGACAATATTTACATGGCTTTGTATACGGGATTGGCTACCCTGAATTTATCCACAACTACATACTCATCTGTGAATGAAGTGGTTGGAACTGGATACACGGCTGGCGGTCAGCTAATGACTGGACTTACGATAAACTATGATGCTACGAATAGCGTTGTTTATTTGAATTGGAATAATGTTGTTTGGACTCCAGCTTCATTTACCACTAGATGCGCTTTGATTTACGATGCTACGGCAGGCAATGCATCTATTGCGGTAATTGACTTTGGATCAGACAAGAGTTGCTCTAATTCATTTACAGTGACCATGCCGGCAAATAGTTCATCAACAGCTTTAATCAGGAGTGCTTAATGATTATTACAACAACCAAAGGCGATATGGATCATTCTCTTCTTGAAAAGAAAGAGGGTTCAATCGACAATGATATTGAATCAACGACCTGGGTCGAGTATTACCACGAAGGTGAATTAGTTCATCGTTCTGCTCATGTAACGCTTAAAACCAGCCCTTTTATAGATTTAGTAGCCGCATCAATGGCATAAGGAGAATATTTTGAGTAATACCCAGAGCATGTGCACTTCCTTTTTGAGCCAGTTAATGACTGCGACTCATAACTTTGGAACTGCACCAACCCGTGGAACTTCTACGGCAGATACATTCAAAGCTGCTTTGTATGTAACTACAGCTACCGTTAACGCTGCAACTACAGCTTATTCAGCTACCAATGAGGTAAGCGGTACGGGCTATACGGCGGGCGGTATAACGGTGACAAACGCAACAGCTCCGTCTTCTACCAACTCATCTGCTACGGCGGGAGTAGGATACTGGACACCATCGGCTAACCTGGTGTACTCAACTGTTACACTTTCAACGGCTTTTGATACTGTTTTGATCTATAACTCAAGCCAGTCTAATGCTGCGGTCAGCGTACATACATTTGGAGCACAGACAATTACGGCTGGTACGTTTACATTGACAATGCCATCCAATACAACAAGTTCAGCTCTTTTGAGATTGTCTACAACCTAAAGGTAAATCATGGCTCTACAACTAGCCGATAGAGTCCAAGTAACCAGTACATCGTATACCACCAGTAGCTTTACTCTTGGGACTACGGTTACTGGGTTCCAAGCCTTTACTGTTTTAACAAGTGGCAACACAACCTACTACACAGCAACGGATTCTGCTGGTAACTGGGAGGTTGGATACGGTACTTATACTACCGGAGCTTTGGCTCGTACAACGATATTAGCCTCTAGCAATAGTGGTAGCGTTGTTACGTTTAGCGGTACTGTTAATGTTTGGGTAGACTATCCTGCTGAGAAAGCTGTTATTCAAGATGCAAACGGCAACGTTAATATATTAACTTATGTATCTAATGCTACTACTACGATTGGTACGTTAAATGTAGGAACGAGCGGGTATAGTGTTTCTACTACTGGTCAGCTCGCAACTTTTTACGGCACAGATACCACTTGGTCAAATGTAGTTTTACAGAATAATAATGGTGGAAATACATCTTATGCTTCTTATGTAACTACTGCAAATAACTATTCATCCGTTTATATGGAGATGGGGACAAACAGTTCCACTTATAGTTATTCGGCGGCGGGATACGGAAATAATGCGGCTAATGCCGCAAATGCTAATTTTGTTGAATCAGTAGGGTCTGATTTAGTACTAACAACATATGGCTCCAATGCCATACATTTTGTTGTTAACTCAGGTAATACTGGTACAACATCTGATTCTTTAACCATTAGTACGGCTGGAAACGTCACTACGCCCAACCAGTTGCAGGGTGCGGAGTTGGTTGCGTCTAATGGAATTATTGTTAATAACAAAACTATTGGTACAAGCTACAGCATTCCTAGTGGTTATTCAGCAAGTAGTGTAGGCCCGATAACTTTAAATAGCGGTGTTTCAGTAACAGTTCCAAGCGGATCACGTTGGTTGGTATTCTGAGATGTTTGGCTTAACCACATTTGCCCAAGCCCCATTCAATGCTTTGGGTGGTGTGAGCCAGCCTTTGACTGGTGTAAATGCGGCAGGTAATATTGGTACTGTTGGCTATTTATCTACCGCTGCCCTGACTGGTGTAGGCGCATCCGGCGCAGTTGGGACAATGATTGAGAGCGATCAAGATCCAGTATTAAGTGTAAATGGTCAAGGTAATGTAGGAACGGTAAGCTCAAACATTACAGTTGCTTTGACTGGTGTGGGTGCATCGGGAGTGGCTGGAACTGTATCTTTTGGCCTATCGTTAACCCTAAGTGGCAACCAGGCATCTGGATATGCAGGTACGTTAGCCGTTAGCAATACAGAAGCTTTGTCTGGTGTATTGGCTAGTGGATTGGCCGGGACTGTTGTAGCAACGCAGGGTAGAACGCTATCGGGCGTAGCTGCTGCGGGCAATGTAGGAACGGTAGCATACTCAGCTAACGTAGCTTTGACTGGTGTTACGGCAGCTGGTACGGTTGGATCAGTATCTGAGAGCGATACAGAGTCTGTAACTGGAGTTAATGCCGCTGGTAGCGTAGGAAATGTAAGCCAGTCTATTACGGTAGCTTTGACCGGCGTAGGAGCACAGGGATATCCAGGTGCGGTATCAGTACCACTTGGATCTAATACGGCAAATGGTGCAGTTGGATCTGTAACGCCAAACATCACAATAGCTTTGACGGGTGTCGGGGCGAGCGGTTTGGTTGGCACGGTAACGATGGGAGCCAGGACGGCACAGTTGACTGGTGTAGGAGCAAGTGGAACTGTTGCGTCATTAGGTATAAGTTATTGGAGTTTAGTTAATGACAATCAGTCTCCTTCGTGGCAAAATGTAGGGGATTCTCAATCGCCTGGATGGGCTGCTGTAAATGATGCTGAATCGCCAAGCTGGGTTCCAGTACCCACTCAATAGGATATGAGATGACGATTAATTACACAACATTATTAGGCTTAGCTCTTCCAATTACTGGAACTGAGTCAGGAACCTGGGGAGATGATGTATCTCTGGGGGTAACCGACTATGTAGATATTGCTATTGCCGGTACAAACAATATCACGAACGATTCGGATATTACGTTTTCCATTACAAACGGCAGTAGCTCTGGCTCCAATATTGTTGCTTCACCCAATTCCACAACGGCTCAGTATATGCAGCTCTTGTGCACAGGGGCTAGAACGGCAATCAGGAATATCAATGTACCCAACTCATCTAAGATGTATGTTGTTAACAATAGTACATCTGGTGGATATGCGGTTGTTATCAGGGGTGTAACAGGCCCAACGACCGGGGTAACAGTAGCCAATGGCGAGAAGGCTATTGTATTTTGGAGTAGCGTAGCAGGTGACTTTGTTAAGATTACATCTAGTACTACGACTACTACCGCAACGAATCTAGCGGGTGGTAGTTTAGGTTCTGTACCTTATCAGTCCGCAGCCAGTACGACTACATTCTTATCGGGTAATACAACTACTACTCCACAGTTTTATACATCGACCGGGACTGGATCTGCGGCACAGGCTCCGTCTTTAACTGGTTCTACAGGTACTGGTAACGTAGTATTGGCTACAAGCCCTACGATTACTACTCCTACATTTACAACATCTGCTACTGGCCCAGTGCTTTACGGCGGAACAGGCACAGGTTCTAGCTTAACCTTACAGTCTACATCTGGCGTTGGTGCTACAGATAGTATTGTGATGAAGGTAGGCAATGCAGGTGCGGTGACTGCACTTAGCGTAGCGACAACGGGTATTGTTTCTTTTCCAACGACTGGGGCTATTTTGCTGCCGGTTGGCACAACAGGACAGGAACCAGGATCTCCAGTAGAAGGAATGATCCGTTATAACTCCACAACAAAACAGTTTGAGGGTTATAGCGAAGTATCTAGTACGCCTGGATGGTACTCGGTCGGCGGATCAAGTATCAGCAATGATACATCTTCATCTACGGCTTACTATCCTTTGTTTGCTCATGCGACAAGCGGCACGGCACAGGTTATCTACACTTCAAATACACAGTACACATTCAAGCCGAGCACGGGTGAATTAATAGCCCCAGAGGTTATTTCATCTAACGGCTTTATGATTAACGGTACAACAGTATCAACTAGCTATACTATCGCATCAGGCAATAACGCATTTTCTGTTGGGCCTGTATCAATTTCAACGGGCGTATCAGTTACGCTTACTAGCGGACAAAGGTGGGTAACAATATGAGTTCAATCGCGGCAGGAACCACAACAACGACTGGCTTAGTCTATACGTCTGATACTTCGGGCAATCTTGTACTACAGACTAATGGTACGACTACAGCGTTAACAATAGATACAAGTCAGAATGTTACATTTGCAGGTAAATTAACTTCTGCCAGTTCTTTAGTATTGGCTAGTAATGGTTCTACTACTGCGGTAACTA